CTCTTTTTTTCTTCCTACTTTCAGAAACAACAGATAGCATATTTTGCACAACACCACTGGCATTGTGTAATTGAATAATATGTTTTTCTACTAAGATACATAGTTCATCAGCGAATGATCTTGAAATAAAAGAAACATCGCTTAAATCAATTATAGAACCACTATGCTCTGCTATTTTTTCTCGTAAAATTTCAGCATTAGAACGTGAGCGTATTTCAGATCCTAATAGATCATGAAGCTTAATTATTTCTTTCATAATACCTCCTATTTTATATACTTCGTATAATCAAATTCTTCACTAACTGTCAATGGTATTCTCATAAGTATAATCGTGCCATTCCAATTAATAGTATCAGGCAATTTTACATAATCACTTCCACCAGATGCATCATGCCTATGAAATGCTCCTCCTGATAACATAAAGAATGCTCCTCCAAGACCTTCCACAATCATACTTTTAGTAGATGATATACCAAATCCTCTACTTTCAGCATTGGGAAGATCTTTAGTCGAATATCCTTCATTTGCATATTTCAATGCTTCAGCTTCATTGTCACCTATCTTATCAAGCATCTTTTGTGACTTGACATAACTTCCATAAATTGTTATTCCATCATCAGCAATGCATATATCCAAACAATTCTCACGTTTCAGATATTGCGTATATATATAACCATAATCACTATCAGAATGTTGATTTATATTGCAAATTAACTCACTAATCAAATACGAAAGTGGAGTTTTAAGTTTTAAATCTAAATTTTTCTGTTTTTCAATAACTCCTTGAATAATGGTCTGCATTGAATCTATATTCTTATTCAATCGACTAAAGCGACATATAGGGATATAACTTTTCCCTAAATATTCTTTCAACGCACTATTTAGATCCATGTCATCTTTTATCGTCAGCATATCAAAGAACTTAACACATTCTAAATAGTTTTTCATATACCCAACCACATTTTTACACTGTACGTTCTTACATTTGCTTTTATATATGGCAAATGGGAACAAAAAAAATGGATGGAAAAATGAGGTTTTTGAAAAATCCCAAACAGGAACATCATTATCCCTTATTTGTTCATTCGCAAAAATGACAGAAAATAAATGGTTAAAAACACTACCTATCCGTTCATCTCTATCCGCATTTGGAATATTAATTACCTTATTCATAGTACAAGAAAATAATACTAATATTTACAGAAGGATATCTAATTACGGTATTCCTGTAAATTCCTTATTATAGTGCAAGATAATGCTGTTGTACATACCAGTACTCCTATATGACGCAAATATAGGCAATTATATCAATATGACAATACCAAAGATGGCTATTAACACTTTAAATTTAGCGGTAATTCCAACAAGTCAAAGAACGCTTCTGTTCGATTATTATTTTTCCATTCCCTTTCTGCAATGTTCACACAAGAATTTCTTGGCAACAGGAAACATCTTCTGACCGACATATCCGCTGAGATATTGTGCTTCCTCTCCATAAGGGTCAATTCCGAAAGCCTTGGAAATATGCCGGCATAAATGACCTTTTTCGTGGTCCCACGAATTTTGAAACTGTTCGGGGGTAGAAGTCAAAGAGAGCACCATTACCGTTTCTCTTCTCCTGTAGTCCGAATAGGTAAGTCCGGTATTCATCCTGCCTTCCGTCAGGTTGCGATACGCACGTTTGAGGGAATCCCCCCTGCATCCTATACGGTATAGGTCGGTAATGATTTCCTTAGCCCAATAAGTGTGTACCGCATAATACACCTTGACGTGCCAATCCCCATATTTCGGTATGTAGAACTCCTGAACAATCATATAACATCAGACCAAATTACAGGAACTCCTTTACCGATGCAGGTGGCAAAGAATTCATCAAACGCCCTGCAAGGGTCCCCATCAATATCATCAAGGTAGCACTTTATGTGTTTGCACAAATGTGCTTCGTCAACCAATGATTTTTTGAAAAAATCCGCTTTCAACATATTTGCAACATAGGCAACGTCATATCCTTTGTCGTGTTCGATGGTAATTCCGTTTGCTTTGAGCATATCGTCCACCTCATCTTTACTCCAAGGGTCAAGTTTCTTTTCCTTGCCTGTTGCCTCGTCTTTCACTTTCATTTTTGAAACAGCCCATTCGTAAAGTTTTTTACTGAAATGGAATCCGTATGATTCCAGGTATTCTTGCATTCCTGATGGGAATTTGCTATATGTATCTAATCTTTGTTCCATAGCCTTAATTTAAAAAGAGGGGCGTTTCACCCCTCCTGTTATTAATAGAATTCACCGTTAGAGCGTCTGCGTCTGCGTTCGCCCATTTCATCCATACGCGGATATTCAGGAAAGTATCCGGGGTATCTGCGTTCATCCATGCCGGATGAGCTTCCACCACCTGAATAACTTCTCCCACCATCACGGAAACCCATCTCTCCGCGCATCTCTCTCATGGCTTTTTCGTAACCTTTGCGGCAGCCTTCCTTGTAGGCTTCCTCCACTTCGTCACCTCTCATACCGAAGCCGCGTCCGTAATCGTCACGCCCTTCTTCTAATATTTCCCACATTCCCATAATCATTTCTTTGTTTTGGATGTTTCAACCACTCCGAGCTGTTCCATAAGCCGTTTGTTCAATTCCATAAGGTCAGACATGTTCTTGCTCATTTCAGCCATTTGCCCTTTCAGCGTATTGATCTCGTTCTCCTGTCGTTGCTTCTCTGCAAATTCGGGGTTGATCATTGTCAGCATCTCATCACAGGACGCTATCACACTAAGGTCATAGTCTCTGCTGTTAACCCTTTCCAGTCTCTTCTGCTTTATCATGGATATTTCATTGTTCATCGCATCACGTGAACATGATATTACAATATTGCCGTTCTGCCCGAAGTCCGCTATATCTCCTCCGGCAGGAAGGTTCTGGAAAGTTGTATTCTGCCCATTAATGGAAGCCACCACGTCCACCACCATTTCCACCTGAGGAGAAGCAAATGGTTGTGCCACTGGATATTTGGCTCTTGGGGTTGACACACTGACCACTGAGGCTGTTTCTATATAATGTTTGGCTTCTTTGTGAAGTACATACAATTGGCTGTTTGCTCGTAAGTTCTGAAACATGATTGTTTGATTTTAAAGGAGTGTGGCTATTTCCATTTTGGAAATCACCACAAAACTCCATGTTAATTATTACTTGCTCCTTAAAGAAGCTGTTTCTGCTGTAGGAGCCGGAGCCGTTGTCGGTCTGTATCCACCATTAACAAGATACAATTCGTTGGTGTACTTGTTATAGTGAATTTCATAGATGCCTGTTCCGGCTAAGTTTTCAACAGTCACAGGCTCATTGTTATAAGCCATCAACGGTCTTGTGTCCCCATTAGTCCCTATCAGTATCGGAAGAGTTGCAGTCGTGCCGGCAGGTATAGCCTGACGGAGGCTGATATAGAATCCTCCAACATAATCCCTGTTACGGAATGCGTGGTTAGGAAGTTCCAAAGTAACATTCTCCGTGCCGACGGTCACAGCCACCGTAGGAAGAGTGTTGAAATTTGTTCTTCCGATTGATGGGAATAGGGATGGGAATCCTGTAAAAAAGTTAGGCCACATATCTACCTCCTTTCTTACCGGATTAACCCCAGTAGTTGTTGCAACCACATCCACTACGTCCGTATACAGCGTCACCCATATATGCACCGTAGGCGGCTGCACGGAAACAATCTGTATTAATAGCGGTTAAATTGGGGTATTGAACACTCACAGTATTGGGGAGCTTGCATTTGATTTTATCTACGTCTCCTTGTAATGCCTGCAATCCGGCTGCCAAAGGAGCAATCTGTTGTCCTACTGCACTCAGGATAGTGGCGTTCTGATTACGCTGGGATATTTCGGCTGTTAAAGTAGCCTTTTCCGCAGTAAGAGATGCAATCTTGTCCTGCAATGCCTGATTTTGAATTGCATCAAGTTTGGCAAGGATAGCATTCGTATTTGCAGTAGCACCGTCACGCAATGACAATGCATTGTTGTTCATTGTATTGGTAAGGGCATTCATTGATTCGCAATTCTGCAAACGTCCTTCATAGCCTTGTCTTTCAATAGCTGTTTGCGTTTTGCAGCAACAATCGGCAAGTTGAGTAAGAATAGACTGGTTGCCTGACTGCATAGCATTAATAATCTGGTTGGTTGACAATCCCACCTGATTACCTACTTGTGTAATGCTATTCTGAACATTGCACAATGCTGTCTGAACCTGTTGGGTAGAGCAGTTGAATGAAGAAGCCAGTTGAGAGATAGCATTACCGTTACCCTGAATAGCTTGCATCAACAATTCGCGTCCTGCGTTTCCTGCCAATTCTGCCGGAAGTCCGTTAGCTCCGTTTCCTCCACGTCCACCGAACAAACCGCCACCATTGCCGTTCCATCCAAAGATACTTGCTATCACAACAAGCCAGATAATGCTCCACCATCCGTCCTGTCCTCCAAAGCCGTTGCCGTTATTCATCAAGGCAAGCAGGTTAGGGTCTATCCCCTTGTTCCCAAACATTCCGGGAAGCATGGCGGTAATGTCAAGCTTGCTACCGCCTGAACCTCCATTGCCTCCGTCTGAATTAAAAACATAAGTTCTTTCCATAAGTATTTGTATTTTGTATCCCGGTCAAAATTGACCGTATGCAAAAGTACATATGTTGTAACTTATGTAAAATCAGTTGTTTCCCAATGATTTCTTTATATTATCCCAATATATTCTCAACATTTTCCCACTTTCCATCCTCTCATAGAAATTTGATATCATGTAGTTAACAGCACGTTTGGTTTTGTGGATATGAACGGCTATTTGTGAAGGGTACATGCCACTTTCAGACAGGAGAGACACAAGAAGATACCGGGCATCCACTGTTTCCATGTTTTTATCAGAGGATAATATTTGGTCTACAGGCACTTCGGTTTCTTTTGAAACAATATTAATTATCTTGGCAAAGATTTCTGATTTGCACATCGTTTTTTCTAATTTTTATGCTTATCTTTGCCTCGCCACATAAAACATGAGATTTTGATGAACAAAGCATAAGATATTTATGTTGAAGATATTAGCCCCCAACATCAGGTATCTTATGCTTTATCATGTTTTTATGTGGCAATATTAATATGATGTATGTTGGGGGCTTTTTTTTTAATTCTTAGCCCCCGAAAGAACTGCTTTTGTTATTTTTGAGTAATCGCTACGCTTCTACTCGTAGCGTTGTGAGGATAATCCTCGGTATAGTGTCCTATTTCATTTTGAACCTCCTTTCTTCTTTATCATCCAAATAATAATAAACAGCAATACAAAGATAATACCTAAAGAAAAATCACCAAAATTAATCTTGACTTCCTGCCACCATGTTAGCTCTTTTTCTACCGGGTAAGGAACTTGAACTTCACGCACACGGTCAACATATAAGGTATCTGTTCTTCCTCTATCCCTGTACTGCGTGCGCCATCGCTCAACGAATACCGTGTCACCCTTCTCGCGAATGTAGATGGAATCCTTAATGTGGATTGAATCTCTCTCGTGGATGGTGAGATACAAACTGTCTACACGTACAGTTTCAACAGGCACATACTTTACACTCCGGCATGATGAGCATATTGCCAACGTCAGCAATATGACACAATAAATTATGGTTTTCATAAGCTTACAACATTAACATACAACCCTACCAAGCTGCTTAAGTCATGGGTCAATGCCTGACCGCTGTCCCTTGTGCAGATATACAATACATCATTCTGAGTATAGTACTTGCCCTCGAATATCTCCATAGGAGGTGTGTAGGGTATCGGGTCATCCTTGGTGCCTGATGCGGTCTCTACAACCACTTCGTAGAGTGCTGCCGTAGCCATGCCGGGATATTGGCTCTCCAAAACCATAGGGATATCTTGCCGAACCTTATACAGGTGTTCCTTGTAATTAACCTTCATTCCCTTGGATAAGGATTCGTCTATATATTCCGCCCAATCGGGATACAGCGATTTAACCTTTAAAGATTCGCTGTCTGTCAGGCTGAATGTCTGTATCTGTTTTTTGGCGGATTCCACCATGTTTTGTGCGGATGCAGCCAATATGTAATCAGCACTATAAGGTTGCGGTTCGTGATTCCATTCTTCCGATTCCATGATTTGTACAAATTCGGGGTCGTCCATTCTGTAGGTAGGGAAGGAGTCCCTTGGGAAGAGGTTAACGAATTCTTCATGCAGCACTACTTTTGCGCCGTCTGCGTTGCTTCGCATTGTCGGCAGCGCCAACAGTCCATGTTGGGTCAGCCATTCTATCGTAACGATTGTATATCTCATTGTCCAATTATATTAGTTAATACATAATCAATTAATTCTTGCTCTGTGAATCCGTCTGCCTCTGTTGGTATGGAGTCGAAGGCTATGGAGTTGTAGAAGGCGAGTTTACTATACCAACCTGCACCATTTAACGTTGTGTTGAAAAAGAACGGAGTTTTAGTAGATTCAATGGAATCAACGCATGCAGTAATAACCTGTTTGATATTTAACAGCTCTTGTGACAAAGTACTTGTATTACGTACGCCGTCGATATAGATCCTGCCTTTTTTATCTAGTTCAGTGTTTTCTAAATTCATAACGTAAGCTACTCTATCTCTAATATTTGCCACCGAGAACATAGACGCAGTATTGCTACGTTGGTCATACATACACTTATGAATCACAAGAGGATTAACCGTCATAAACAGCATCTTCACTCCACTACTCAGATTCTCTACCAATCCATAATCATCTACACCATCTGTCACTAATGCACCGGGATATTCGGGTATCTGAGTAATGGTGATGTCTGTGGAGTAGGGTTGGTCAGCAACTAAAGTGATATATCTATAATTAGGACTTGGCGAGTCTGTAATATCGAATGCAACTTGATTATCGCCATTATGTAATTCAATTTTCAAATCATATTGAGTGTTGAATTGCTTTACGTATACTTTATTGCCTTCCTTTATCCCTTCTACATGCCAATTAACATGCAATATATTCCCATTATAATTTTGCACATAATAAAAGCCAAACCCTGTACCGTTTGATTTAGACAGTTTACCTCTTACATATCTGTCGTGTATTGTTTCAAATTCAATACCTTTATTTTGATTAAAAGGCATATTCTTATATCCATCTATACCCGACATGCCATTGAACAAGAAGTTATTTAGTTTCATTCTCCTTCCTTTACCCGACAAGTCCTGCAAGTAAGCAGACTCCTTCAATGTTTCGTTGGTCGCACCTTGCTTCTTTACGTCATACCAAAAAACAACATGCTCCCTTATCCATTGAGGGATAGGGGAAGGCTTGGAACCACCGCCACCCGAACGGATTTCGCCAATGTGATTCAGTGCGATTGTATTCAACCGCACCGAATTTAAAGATATTGTGTTAACCTTCATATCACTCCAAAATTAATGCCTTGACAGGCTTAACATTGCACTGAATCTTGATATGCTGCTCACCAATAACACCTTCGATGTTCTTCTGCCAAACCGACCCGACACCGTAATCGACTTCAAACGCCACCCAACTCTCACCGTCCAAACTCTGATACAATACCACCTTGGACGGATGTGCATCGAATACCAATTGCAAACCAAATGTAGACGCAGCAGGCTGAAACTTATACTCCTGATTGGAGCCGGATGCTGCAAAATTGCCGGTTATATCCTTTAATGCCATAATTGTAGATTTAATTGTTAAACGATTTCAATTGTAATACTTTCGCCTCTTCTCTGTGCATCCTCTATCAGCACATTGAGCTTATCGGATGTATATCGGGATTCGGTCAATCGCCCGACTTCCGTATTCCTTCCGACAAGTATGCAGCCGGCAGAGTCATCGGCAGTATTCCCCGGATGTATCAAGACGCCTTCAAAGGCAGGGACGTTAAGCAATCGTGGCAGGTTCCTGCCAAACTTGGGAGACCAGTTATATACTACCTTATATTCTCCGTAAGGGATGGCGGTTTTGCCATATACCTTCTTTTCATTGCTCAAATCGCGGACGGTGTCTTCCAGTGTGTTGCAGAAAAGCTTTCCGTCTACAAACAGTCTGCCCACCGTGTAAGCGGGTTTCTTCCATAATCTTTCTACTCTTAATTTCATTTCTTTTCCTCCTTAATTACTTCTTTAATATCTTCTTTGTCAACCTTTAATGTCTTGCCGAAAATCAGCCTGAACGCTTCGACGATATTCAGCTCGATTCCCTTCGGCTTAAGTATGTTGCTGATAATCGAGCACATTTCAAGGAAACATACCATCAGGCAGGAATACATATCGATGTCATAACGGCTACCCGATGCCTTGTTTATCATCACCACCATGAAAACGAAGCTGAAGTATGTAACCATCTTGCCCATGGTTCGCCTTACTGCCCGACTGAACCGGACCTGTTCGCCCATTATGATACTCTTTCTCAGCCCGCAGGCTAAATCACATATAATCACGGCAGCAGACACTATCAGCCACGGAATCATGTGTTCTATGCTTTCCTGAACGAATGCGGTAGCTATTCCTGCCAATCCTCCGGCTACGCTCTTATCGATGCCATCTCTAACTATTGCACTAATCATTTGTCGGATTAATTTTTAATGTTATATTTGCAAACCTTGTTAACCAAAACGCGAAAGCTAATCTTGATTCCCTGCCCGCCTGAGAAGGTATGCAGGGAAATTCCCTATCTTAGCCTAATCAAGATTAAACACAAGCTTGCTCGGATAGCCACGGGTATAGTCATAATTAATCAGCTCTTCAAGCGTACTTAATCCGGATACCTCGGATAGATGCTGCTGTGTGACATTATAGCATGATAATGCATACAACTCCAATTGGGCAAGCATCTGTAGTGCCACATCTATTGGGATGGTGTAATTAATCCCCTCAAACCAAAGAACGGTATCAGTCTTTTGGGTACTCTTCTCAATGTTGATGCTGTTCATCAGACCTACACGCATTTCCTTGGAAAGCCACATCTTCTTGCCGGCAAGGGTAAATTCGTTCACATGGTCAGACACATCATATTCTTTGATGCTTTTCTCCAGTTCCCGGACCAATGATTTTCTTACCGACTCTTCATCATTCGTATCACAGTCTACCCATAATGTATCATATATATATGCTGTCCTTTCTACAGTACCTTCCATCGCAGGATAAGTAACCGTTCCTTCATTGACGCATACCAATGCCTTCTTGCCTGAATAGGTTATTAAAGGCATACACACATCAAATTCATTTCTTTCTGTTTTCATAATCATTCTGTTATAATTCGATAAAAGGGATAGCGAAACCTCCAGCGTAAGAATCTGCTTTAGCGTCAGCATAGTTACTGCAACTTGCTGTGCGAATTGAGGCGTTGTTGGTTTGAGCAAAACAGCCGACAGCAGTGCTATGCAAACTGCGTTCTCCTGCGGCTATATTATCGTTGATGTACAACCATAGATAAGCATTTTCATAATTACGAGCCCCCCCCTCAACAGTCTCCGCGCAGAAAAGCGAAAAATCATAATCTGATTTCTTTACCCATTGTTCATAAAGGACAGGAAGATTTATTCCCGAATATTCCTTCTTTAGATCCAAACCTCTTTCCATGTCACATTCTTCATTGTCAGGAACACGATATGTATAAGTAGTTCTTGCAGGAATTCTGTTCACATTTGATGCGCAACGGAATTGAACAGGAAGATTATTACCTTCAGAATCCTTTCTGGCAATGTAATATGCTCCATCTAGTATGCGAAATAATCCAACTAACGGAAGATTCCAACCTCTATATATAGGAATCGATCGTTTCAGAATGCCGACTCCTGAATCCATTACCGTACCGTCAGACCATGCAACACCGTCAGCAAACTCCATCTTGGTGTAAGAGTTTACAACGGCTGTCATTACTCCGTCTGCCATTCCTTCACATCCGGGGACATTTCTCACCACGTAGTAATGCTTGCAGGCTTCCATGCCTGCGCCCGTAGACGGGTTGACAGAACCATCGGTTGTACATGACACATTGCCTTCCGGGTCTAGAAAGAATATATTCCCAATACTTCCTATCTTTGACACGAGTCCTGCCTTGGATATGCCGTTCAATAGCCTTTGGGCTTCCATTATTTCTAAGAATCCGTACCATGAGTTTCCTGTTACTCCACCAATCAAACGCTGTTTGTCAGATGAACCTGATAGAGACACTGCTTTATCGCCTAATAAATTAATGTATTTAACTGTACCTCCGGCTATCGCCTTCCATCCACTATTTGCAGAAATTTCATTATCTGCAAATGTTTGTGCATCAACACTATCCAAAGTGGTACAACCTACACCAAACAGGTTTAACCGGGTATGTGCCCATGTGCCTATCTCAAAACTCATCAGACAAATAATGATTTCATAGAACTCATAATACATTCCCATATATGGACGATTGGTCGCTTCGTCTGCATTCTTTGCCTGTGCATTCTTGATTGCTTGTACTGCGGACACATATTGTGTCGGGAATCCTCCACCACTTGTTTTGTAGCTTTTTTTGAATATCTTCAAAGGTTCGGTGTATGTCCCGATTGCGTTCTTATTATAGACATAATGGGCGCAATTTCTTACATCACCTTCCAACTTGGCGGTAACACATTCACCGGGGACGATGGCAAACGGTCTGATTCGCTTTGCTTGCTTCCCTCCGATACCAAAGGGCAGCAAGGACAATGCCACGATGTTATATTCTCCTTCCGTACTTCCCTGTGGCGTATATTGGCAGGTGGTGCGTAAGTAATATAAATCGCAATCGGTGAAGTTCATCACATCTCCATCAGTTCCGTCTATGGCAATATCCCTGCCATCGACAGATTGAGTAAGTCTTCCCGGTGCACATTGTTTTAACAACTTGCCATTCTTAAACACTCCAAGATGCAGATGTGCCGCCAACGAGCGAAGTTTTGATGTGTTCCCAAATGTAACCTGTGCATCCGGGTCCGCACTTCCGTTTACTCTTGCGAATCCACATGCACCCAAGGCTTCCAGCTCATTTGCCAGTGCTTCGATAGCGGTTGCGTTGACTTCCTCAGCTGCTTGTGCACGTTTTGTTTCATCAAGAATTCGCTCATTCAATTCGGCTAGCTCTTCCGTAAGGTTTTTACGACTAGTTGGATGTACCACTGCATCAGTGGTTGTAGCAGGGTAAATGGTCTGACCCTCTTTGGTAAGTTTATGAATTTTAGCCATATAATTTTTATTTTAATTTTGTAAATCTATTCTTATCGGTTTCCGATTAAAGGAAACCACTCAATACATCTTCGTATTCCTTATCGGAAATTGGAGAGGAAGAAAGCATCTCATTCTGCACATCCTTTACCACAGAGTCCTTTAATTCGGTACGCTGCTCCTCTGTCATGGATTCCCATGTCATTGGGTCTCCCTTATCGCCTTTCTGGTAGTTTGGATAAACGTCAATTGTACCTGTACTGTCATCAGACTTGCCATTGACAAGGACGATGCCTGTAAACTCCATGGATACAAGGTTACAGATACCATCAGCAAAATCAGCATCAGTAAGGTAATACTCGCGTCTGACCGTCAGGTTGCCCGGACGCATGCCATGATTATCAAACACAACCAGCAGGCTGCCATCATCCAGCCTGCGACAGTTCTTGTAGTCGTGTCCGTCAAAAGAGGCTACAACGGGTTTCGACAATGCTGTCTGATAAGTAAACCGGAAAGGAGTTTTCAGGTCTCCATTCAGGTTTTTCTCTATGATTTTAAAATCGGACTGATAATTTATTCTCATAACTATAATATTGATGTCACATCGTCAATAGCTTCGGCAGACAGATACTTCTTATCAGCGTCTACGGTTTTCTGATAAGGTGTTAAATCAGGTGCCACGTATCTTTTCAACGCATCGGTAGATAATCTTCCGTTTGTATTCCCTTCCTGGAAGGGTATGTTCTCCTTACCGTTCGGCATTGTCCGTGCGTCAAGCTCGTTAATTGTTTTTCCTGCCATAATTATTTGTTTTACATTATAAACATTCTGCCAATCTCCGCCAATACGGTGATACCATTAACCTTGATTTCCCCATCTTCATTCCTGCCGATTGCAAACTCCTTATCCGTAGGGATAACTTCCGCAATGGAAACCAAATCATCGTCTGTGAGTGCCCTTTCGCTGACTGTATAGTCATTGTCTGCCGAAGCGCATTCTCTTGCCTCTTCAAACTCACGCATCAGTGTTTTTTTCATATCAACATAAGAGAGGTATTCCTCACTCTGCTTAATCGACTCAAGCTCTTGTTTTTCTTCGTTGCTTATGTTTTCTTTCTTCTCCAACTCATTCACTCGTGGGAAGGCTTGGGCATCATAACCTTCGGGTTTCAACTTGGCATAGATACCGCGCATATCCTCGTTAAAGCTCTCCATTGCCCTTTCGTAGGCTACGAGATTCAAGATAATCTTCACCTTCGTTTTATTGGCAAGCAGTGCACCCTCATCCGATTTCAGCGGCACGAGTTGCAAAAAACTCATTTTCCTGATGATTTCGTTGATTTTCATTTTGCGCCTCCTTCCTTGGGGATGGAAGACAATATGCTTCTAAGCATACTCTCTATATCTTCGATGGGAGCCTTCATACCTACCGTCATGGTAAACCCTGTGGGCATGATAGAGGCTGTGCCAACATAAGCATCTCCATCCAATACGATATATTGGATATCATTGGTTGTGTTGTTTGAGACTTCACCGTTTTCATAAAGCCTTGTAATACTTTCTTTTTTTCTTATCAGTTCCATATCTGTATAATTTAATGATTAGTATATTCTTTAATGTATCGGTCCGGGGTTCGGGTCAAGCTTGAGCGGGAACGCCTTCTTCGTGTACTCGTTCGTATTAAGCTGTAGATATACGTAGTACTCGCCAAGAAAATCAGTTAAGCTGAATGTCCCGAATATTTCAACCTCTCTGTCTTGAATCAGATTGAAATCCTGTAATTTTTCCCTGCCCATATCTTCATCCGAAACCACACGCCTTAGTGTAATCCAATTATTAGTAAGCGTTTTGCTGCCGACTGAATAATACGTAAGTTTAAGATTCCATTTAACCGCAGTGTTAAGCCCGGTCATTGAGTTAGTCACATATTCGGCTGTCAGATTGATTACCAAACCACCCGCTTCTTCTTCCGATACATACTTAACCCTGCCGGGAGAGCAGTTCATGACAGGCAAAAACAGATTAGCCTTATCCGCCTCGATGATACTTTCAATCTTATTCATGCAAAAAAACGGATATACATCGTAGTATTGACCAAGTGTCAGACCATTGGCAGGCATCTCTAATGTAACCCCCGCTCTGACATTAGCCAGTTTCCTCACGATTCTGTTGGACGAGTCAACCAACATCGCCCCAAACCACCATGTATCAAGGTTGGTAGCGGATTCCATGTCGGACAGCTCGACCGAGCCGGGACCTGATTTATCTGCGGTAGTAACATTTCGCGCAAGAGAGCACGATATAGAGCCATACATAGAGACCTTGGAATCGCAATAGAAGCTATGGAATGGCGGTTGCGCATCGTGCTTGTACAGCAAGAAATCTGCCAACCTGTACGGACTCGCACTTCCGCCCCAAGGTCTCTCATAGATGTATCCGTTCATCTTGTTTCCGGTATACAACTTGGGGATTTCCTCGTAAGATGCTACAGGGGGCGGCTTAATGCCGCAATTCCTCATCGAGCCTTTCCACCAAGCTCCTTCACCGTCAGATGGCATGCTCCTGTCAGGAGCGGCAGAGGCAATATGGACAGGCTTGCATCTTGACCACATATTAATCTCATGGCTCGTGCATAACCCGCTCACATTCGTTTCAGACGTCCCAAGAACGGAAGCAACGTCACTCCTCAGATTGACAGGAGACGTAATTACGTTATTCGAGTTAGCCATATCAGTAGAGCAGTAACAGGGTTATATAAGTCGAGATAAAGGCACACATCTCCATCCAAAACACAGGCTTCCTGAACTTAAGGCATGCCAATACGATTACACCGCCAAGGAAGGTTATAAGAGGGACGTACCAAAAACTCATCAGCACTTGCCATACAAGAGAGGCAAGCGCGCAGATTCCCGCGCTTACATAATGGATATTGCGGTTATAATCCTCCTTGAACAAGGGAGCCGAGCCGACAAACGCCAATGATGCGCTTGCAATGAACGCCAGGAATTGGTATTCTTCCTTGCTGGCTTCGATGAACGATGCAACCAGCAGGGAAGATTCGGCAAGGCAGAAGAGCGTGAACAGCCAACCCCTCTTTCCAAGCCGATAGTATGTGTCACTGATACTTGCAGGGATGCCATACATCCCGACTGTATATCCGATATAGGATACAAACAGAACAATCGAAATAACCAATAATGTAACCATAGTTTTTAATTTATAAATTTACGTTTCAAATCATCAATCTCTTTGTGCAGCTCAATTATCTGCGCCTGCAACACTGCCGTATATTGGGCATAGTTCACGGACAGGTAGTGTTCTTTCGAGCTGCCTTTAGACACAAGCTCAGGATACAATTCTATCATGTCCTGTGCGATAAACCCTATACTTTCCTTTCCATCCTTGATATAGCTGACAGGGGTGATGAACCCTCTGTTCCGTAGCGGTTTTATACTTGATTTTAAACGGATGTCAGAATAAGCGGTAATCTCACCGCTTGCAAGGAACGAACCTTGGACAACCGCCCTGTTATTAGACGCCTCGAGTTCCAACCTAATCCCCGGGCTGTTACCTCCATCATCATTCGACACTGCTATCAGCATGGTTCCCCATGTGTCGTAATTAGGTCGATACGTGCCAATGGTGTATCTTGTCTGCCATCCAACACCGTCCAGTGTATCCTTCCAGCTAATTATCGGTCTACAGGAGTCGTGCATCATCAAGGATAATTGGTTAGCCCTGAATACGGCATTGTCCGGATTGAAGTATATTGGCCATTGTAATTGCCAACGGTCTGTCATGCTAGATATAAATGAAGAATCGGTATTAACATTACCTTCCGCATACAGATTAACTATGTGCGACCGATTATTACCCAAGTATATCATTCTGCCGTTACTGGTGTAGAATCCAATACCATAATATCCTGATATATCCATTCCGCTTGCACCGCCGGTGAATCTGATTCCATACCAAGGACTATCCCCATCGTGAGCATCATTAACATTTTCACCAATGACGTTGCAATCAATCTCACCATCAACTGCCAAATCGCCTGTTATCGTCCCGCCTGCCAAAGGCAGATACTTTCCTGTTATAACATCGTCCTCCAATTGGGACAGTCTGGTCGGGTACGCAGGAAGAGATATCACCCCATTGGATACATTATAAGCAGTCGTGCCCAGCTTTACCTGCTTGGCATATACACTGCCCAAGTCCGGTATGTGGGAAAAATGGATTCTCTTGGACGTGTCAGACTTGGCAAGCTCATCCCACATGGCATCTATATCCAAACCGCCACCGCCTTTTTTATTCGTCCACTTGTTTTTAATCGAGTCGTAGGTCAATACCTGTCCTTCCGATAGAGGAGTAACCAGGTCTACATCGTCCAGCATGCCTAATGAGGTTGCACCACTTCCACTACCGGTTGTCGAACCGAACGCAGCAAGGTCTCCCGTGGCGTAGAAATTAACCATAGACCCATCATCCTTCTCTACATATACGGCATTATTGGCCGCGTCATATTTCAGCAAGGCATTACCGATTTGGACAGAATTGATGGCTTTTATATGAGTGAACGGATATTGAGGTTCCAATATATATTTAAATTCTGCCGAGCGCAAGAACTTAAATGCCGACAGTAATACACCGACCGTTTCCTCACCGACAAAGAATGACAACGGGTCTGCATGGAGTGTACCATCTTCTTCCCACCAAAGTGCACCGTTGGCAAAGTAACCCGTACCGTCAAAGCGCACAAGACCTTTGGCAACGTTTTCCGGCACGCTGCTTTCCGGATAATCGAATTTGTCCAGCATGGAACCTCCCCACCAGGAAGCAATACCTCCGCCGCGCTTGTCGGATTGGTATACACCGTTCGTGCCGCTCATTATCTTGAAACCGCTTTCCGAGGTGTATCCTAAAGCTAACAATGAGGATTGAATAAGACCACCCTCAATATTGGTATATTCCTTAAGTGCTTTCGTCAGATAGGATATATCTCCTATATTCTTCGATATTTCTTTGATGGATTCGTTAAGCTTGCCCTGTATATAATTGTTCGCGGCATTGACATTGGCAATAAAATCACCGTACTTCAAGTTGAACGCTGAATACTTTCCATCCACCATAGCCACTTCGGTCGCTGTGGTCTTACCGTCCTGAATCACACCGTTAATGGTGTTTATAAGCTCCTGTGCCGAGTTATTGAACAAGCGGTACGCAGTTTCCAACTCCGTCTTTACCACGCCTTCATCAAGAAGCTCATTCTCTATAATCTTATTATAGGATTCTGTTACATCGTTTTTGATGGAATCAATATTATTCAGGTATTTTTTAATCGCAGCCGCTTCCCCTCTGTCTACGATACCATCATTGAATGCTTCATCGGTAAAGTCCTTCATTGAACTTACAGTACTGTCCAGCTTTTCAGCCGCTTTCTTCGTTTCTTCGGCTATTTTCTTTGCTTCTTGCGCCAAAGTGTCATCAGTGTATTTTGATGCAAGCTCCCAATGGGAGATACTAAATGCTTCCCCTGCCTTTTTTGAAGTGTTCGCTCTGAGCATATCGTCCTTGTAAGTGCTACCATAGGTCGCATTTACCCACATATCACCTATGTCGTATGCGTCCGAATTCTGCGGTTGTCTCACAAAGATGCGTCTTTTCCCATCTGCGGTATCCTGTGCTTTTTGAGCGTTTTCCAAAGCCTTGACAATATCCGTATCGGTAATGGCATTCCAATACCATCCCTTTTCTTGTTCATATTGGAACCGGTATGCTTTTCCCTCCTTGCTGTAATAGAGGTCTCCCAAATGATTGTTCTTCTTCTCATCTGTATCCCAATCGGATGCGGGAAGATTTTCAAGGGTGGGCACCGGGTCGTAAAACCATGTTTCTATCGCACCGTCAACCTGATTCTGGATATTATCTATTTCCTGCTTGATGTACTCTTTCAGAGGGTCTAAATCCTCAATGTACTTTTCAGATGCTTTTTTGAGAGCATCTTCGATGGTGTCTCCATTGCCGATGGTAGTACCGACCGACAGCTTTCCTTTCAATTCCACGCCTTCACCTTGGGTGAACTTAACAAAGCTGTTACCATCACGGTCCCCAATATACGCATCACCGTATACATGGAAAAACGCCTTGTTGTTAGTTTTGTCTACGCCATACTCAACATACTCCTTGTTCAAGTAGGAGTAGGAGTCTATACCGTGATACAGAGTAACACTCGGGCTGAACACATCGGTAGAAGAGAAAACAATGGCATTCTGTGCGTCAATATTGCTTTCATCCGTCACGTCCTTGTTGTCAATGCCTTTCCATTTGATTCGTGCACCAAGGTGGGCTACAGTATCACCCTTTGCCGGAATGTCACTGCCTGTGTCGCAATCCGCCATGCTGAGGTCAATATAGTGTAATTTGTATATGCCGACATTGATAGGCTCTTTGCTTGCCCCTACACATAAACGCCAATAATAATGGTTCGCTACCTGTTGGTATTCTCCCGGTTTTTGTATGTTGAAGTTTTTGCTCTGTACCTGGAAACCTGCACGGAAGCGGTTCTCCACTTCCACACCGTCCTGTTCGGCAAGGAAGAAACATCTGTACACGCCTTCGGGGACGCCATTGTCTACCGTTTCTTTATCCATCAATTGGAGTTCACTGCCATCTGCAAGCAATATAGGATTCCCGTCTGCCATTGAAAGTATGGGCGTTTGTTCAATGGTGCCCTTGGTCCAAACATCAATAAGCGTAACAGCACCACCCGGAGTTAGAACTATCTTTCCACCTACAGAATTTACATTTTGTATCTCCAGTGATTCGAAATAGGCTTTCATGCGGACTTTCAGTTTATCAACCTCCGCATAGGTTTGACCTGTTTCCTTATCAACCATTATGATACCACCTGTACTACCACTGACAAATTTTCCTATTTCAAAAGCTTTGTCAGAGGATAATTTGTGCGGGGTACGGTCATCTTTATCTTTTCGCAAGAAGAAATTACTTCCAAAGGCTTTTATCAGGCTCTTAATTTGTTCTGAATTATATCCACCATTACCTTGACCACCGCTTACTATTGAATCAATCTGGTTCTGAATTTTTTCTAATGTGCCTACAATTTTTTCTTCCTTGAGAGTAATTTCATATTCTGGAATCATATCATCACCTTCTTTTATAGAAAGAGAATCAATGATTATACTCCCACTTATTCCCAAATCATCATCCTCAAACAACATCAAATCACCTTCTTTTATGGTATCATGAATGCTTGTCTGATTATTGGCAACAGCATCATCGTGTTGCCTTGCCATGTAAATATTGTCTACTTTGGGAATGTATGAATAACGAATATAGTCATTTTTTGCTAACCATTTTTTTGCAGATGAAAGTAATCGTTGGGAATGTGCTTTTATATAGACATCAGGCATTGATATATCTAATAATACAAACTTATCACCTGATTTTATATTATAATTTTTATATGGGAAGAACAGTTTTATTCCATCATCATATACACGAGTGCATGTAAGGATATATTTATTACCATGTTTCTCACATTTAGTTATTTCAAAATCACGTCCTCCACACATTCCGTCTTTCATTGACAAGGTAGCAGTTTCTCCCAAAAGGTAGTTGTTGATATCAAAACCTATATCCTTCAATGTGACAGTAAAATTCCCTTTTTCTATTTCCCCTTTATTATCTGCTTGACCATCATCGGTTAGCTGTTCGGCTGAGTACACTTCGTCAAGATTCCCATTATCTCCTGGGTCTATTGAAACAGTTATTCCTGCATCTTCGAGTTGCTGTGCTGTCATTCCCTCTATTGAAGGAAATATTTCTTCCAAACCTTCCTGGCTTCCATCAAAAAAAATAGTACCTTCTCTTATACCAAGTTCTTCTATGTTATCGCTGTCGATATAAGGGTCTAATGTTGTTTCGGGGAATCCAGGTAACATAAGGTTGTCTACTGCCATATTATTTGGCAGATAATTGCCGACAGAGGAACCGGATAATTTATTGTAATATCTGTCAGGCATATTTCGTGTGCTTCCATATGCTCTTAGACGAGTAACAATCTTTTGGTCAGCTTCGGCATTGCGTTCTATCTCATACAATCCTTTGCCTTTCCCATATTTAAAAATATTGTCTACTGCTATCCCAGCAGTGCCTATAGTGATCTCTCTTCCTCTTATTATGAAATTAGCTTCAAATTCAGAGTTTGTTAATGCAAGTGCATCCCATACATTTATTGTATCTACACTTATGTTGATATTTTTCTTGTTGACATATTCAGGATGAACGATTACAGTCCATTTTTTATTCCCTGTATATATACGATCAAGGTTTACCTGAATGCGTTCAGCGAGATTTGATATAGATGATGCAAAAAAGCTGAATTTTGGCAGTGAGGTAAAATGTATATTGTTGTCATTGGGAACATAATCAAGGAAATCACATCTCGCAAGTTCGTCACTTAAAGAGTTGAATTTTACATTGTCATAAGTGAATGCGTCTCCTGTAGAATTTTTACTTGCTTTCTTTAAAATAGTAGGGTCATAGTTTATTTCAAAACGTTCCCCACGATATATAAGATAATCACCTATTGCAAACTCTATAGGGGATTCGCTTTTTATAGTACAAACAACAGAACATTCACCCATAAATTCACCATTATATTCCAACTGATGAATTTTACATTTTGCTATCTGTCCTGTTTTATTATATATCGTCCAACTCATAACACTTTTTCTGTAAGTCCCGTTATTGTTTCACCAATGCCCTTTACCGGAGTTACTCTTGATGAAGGGTTGTCAACTTTCATAGTAAGCTCAAATTCCATAATATCATCAAGATTGCCTTTTGTAAGTGTAGGCTTTCCTATTTTAAAAAGTCTGCAAGTCCGACCTATTCCGTCATGTGGAACAAACAGCTTTGTTTCCACCCCACTACCATCTTTTCCTGTCAAATAATCTAACAGAAAGTCCATTTTGTCCCATGCTGTATTTGGTTCCCCTTTATAAGCTATCCTTATAGTTATATTGTATGGTTTTAAAGGAAGGGTAGGAGGTATATAAGTGTCTTCTCCGTTTTCATCTGACCAATTCCTTGAAGGGAGGTCCTTGATTTCCATGTCTGGTAAAGATATACCCATACATACCATTCCGAAATCAGTAAGACTGTCTTTCAAAGAGGAACTTTCCTTTACTTTTTGCATTAATATGGAATAAGGCTTGCTCATCGTACTATTGTTTGTTATATAAGATCATTTTATAGAGTATTCGCTAAGATCTATCTGTATTCTGTCAGTTCCTTTGCCGTATTTATCGCGCCACTCCTTGGCTTTGCGCTCCACATCGTAGGCATCAGCTTTGTTAAACTTGTTTTTTTTGTTTCTTTTGTCCTTATGGTTGTATACTGTTATTGGGCAATCAACTGCCATAAGTTCTATTTGTGCTGCGGTATATCCCCAATAATATCCCCACATTGGAATATTCCACAGTCCCCATAGCAATTTCAAGGGCTCTGTGAGGCATCCATGTTTTTCTCCGATGAACCATGCTGCTCCCCAGTCTGTCCTCGAAGGATACGCCTTGCTTCCTCCCTCGTCTTCATCATCTCGGTATCCCTCATCTCTGTCAGATATATGATAGACATGAAGTAGCTCTCCACATCCTCTTTTTTTTTACATGTTTCCAATAATGGCAGATATTCTGCATCGGTGTATTGCTTCACATAGAAAAACCATCTCCAAAGAAACCAATAAAGAAAAAATATCGAGAAATAGCCGTTAAGCAGAAGAGCTGCCACACATTTGGCATTCACTTTTCGCTCGTCCTTCTCGTTTAAGATGATGTCTGTCACCTTGCTTTTGGCTCCGTTTCTTATATAACCTATCTTCCATTTGGATTTTCCAAGAATGACAATATCCTTCTTATTGCGTTTTACCGCATTAAGTTCTCTCTCATCAGCTTCTGTAGGCTCTGATATTATCTTTCGTTTTGTCATGATTATATATTCGTTAATGAACAGAAGTGGATATGCATTATTCCACCTCTGTTTTCTAAAAAAATCTCATTAACCACCTATTGTTTTCCATAAAATCATAATGTCAGCACCTTCACTGTTCTCTAAAGGGCTGACGGCAACATTGAAATAAGCTGGATTGTCACCATCAGCAGCAACAAGACTAGAATACATTTCCACATTAGGCAAGGCGATAATAGTCTGTCTGTCTTCGCTGAACATTAATAAAGAGCCTACAACTTTTTTGGGAGCAAGAGAGTATGCGCCTCCTGAGTATGTTACACCCTCAACAAGAATACCTTCTGTACTTGTGATATCTCCTCCTACCTTGTTCATCAACAAAGAGTTTACAGGTCCTGCAATGCTTGCCACTTGGAATGAGATGTCGCCATCTCCTTTCGTTGCCTTGCTTACCCATGTACTTCCTGTAGTAAGTTTGATTTTAGTAACTTCTGCATCTCCGGTATTAAAATTTACTCCTTCTTCAAGTACTGGAAATTCTATATCGACAGTAAATGCTTTGCCTAAATCTGCTGCCTTTATTTCAGAACTCTTGAAATAAATTTCCTTTACGTCATTGAAAAGTGTTTTCAAATCGGTCAGTTTGGTTGTAACGGTTAGTCCTGCCATAATTTTGTCGTTTTTATTGTTTTACTTTGTGTTTGTTAATATGAATAGCTGTCGGTTGTGTTTACCAACAACTTTGCTTGTATGTTCCATACGGTGAAACCTAATCCATCATCTCCTTTAAGGACTATCTTCGGATTCGTTACCGAATATCTCTCAGAAACAATTGGGAATTTCTCAAGAACGGCATTAAGTATTTGTTCTAACTCCCTAGTCGGAGATATTCCGCTGCTACGGTTCCTCACAAATATCTCTATACGCATTGTAGTTTTCTGCCATGCATTCTGATCATCAATAGCTATCGGCAGAGATACCACTATCATATTATCCGTTTGTTTGGATAAAGCGGATGGTCTGTGTTCTGGGAATACCCTTTCTGCCACATCTGAAAGCCTTTTACATATGTCTTTCAATATTTCACTGATATAGTGCTTGGTTATATGCGCCATCAGGATATCGGTTTTAGATTGTCTAACAATATACTTTTAAGCCCTTGGTATGTTTCGGTTAGAACATTAAGTTTGCGTGTGTTTTCCAAATAAACTGAATATTCTGTTCCGGTGGTCATTACTATGGCATATCCTTTTTTAGGGCTTCCCTTATAACTTTGTAGAAAATTTAATGAGGTTTGCTGACCATATAAATTATCTACATCAACTGCTCCACTTACACTCCTTGCCTTTCCTTCATAAGGGCGTGTCAAATAGATGGTTTTACCCTTCTGTATTTTTAACCTTATTGGTTTCCTTAGCCTATCTCCGGAAGATATTACGAATGCAAGTTTACCGTCAATATAGAAGCCACAGGAGTAAGAGGTTTGAGTGTTCCCGGTAAAACCGTCGAATTGTCTTTTTCTCTCTGCATCATCTATCAGTTGGTAGCATATTCTTGCCATTTTGTCTATAAAATAAGCATTTTTTATGGCTTTGAACATTTGTACACCTTCATCAAACCCTTCTATCTTCCCCATATATTTAGTTTTTAGACATATTGAAATAAACTGTGGTTCCCATTTCAGTAGGGTAGGCATCAGTCACTGTCAGCTTTTTGTTAGTTCCCGTATAGTCGGTCACATCCAATATACATCCTGTACAAACGCCCTTTACTAGCCCAGGTATATCAACCGCATAATCTCCTTTTAATACATTGTCTGTTTTGAATGTGCGTAGGTTACTACTTCCATATTTATTGCATTTGCCTTCGTACAACACAGTTTCTACGCCATCATCCCATGATGTTTCATCGGATATCTTGTATACTCTGCATGTATGTGGGAATCGTGGGTTGCTTACTTTCGCCATAACTTCATACCATAGGTTTTCATCCGTATCGTCCCTTTTATAGCATTCTCTCCATATTTTTTGTAGATATCGTTAGCCATAGCTCGAAGATTGCGCTTATCGAAAGCGGAACTTTGTGTACCTCCTTCTTTGTGTTTCCATACACCGTTTGCATCTTCAATGCTGCCGGTTACACTTGGGGTGCTTGCACACCACATATATAAGTCGGCTTTGCATAATTCTTTCGTTCGTTTATCTATATCCCTTATATCAAGATTGGGGACAAGTTCACGATCTATCAGAATTGAGTTAATAGCATTATCGCTTACATCGAATCCGACACAACCACGGAGATAAGACTCTATGGTCGTGTTGAGTTCTGTAATATTTTGAGAAGCATTAGTCATTATTCCCCTTTAATTTCTAGATAATACATCCACCGTACCTTATTTGGAACTACTAGCCCTGTTACTTCGGATTTGATTACTTGGGTCATTGTCTCGTCATCAAACAGTTGACGAATCAAAGTGCGTCCACCGTCATACAAAGCTGTTCTCGCTCCCGGCGTTTCCATATAGATAGGCTTACCGCATTGGACATCACCAATAGCACCATTTGGAATATAAACCATAACTCCTTCGTTAAAACTCTGTAAGTTAACATATTCCATCTTTTTGGCGGTCTTGTTGTATTTTTCAACAACAGATATAGCATCGATTACTACAATAGGAGCTCCAACTCTCGCCTCAATGAATGCTTTAAGGGTTTCATCGTCAATCAAAGAACCTAATGCCTTTTTATTAGCATCATCTGTAACATCTGGGCGTGTATAAGTTACATATAAATTACGGAAATATGGGAGCATCATCAAATCATCCCATGTAGTTTTACTAACTTCCCAGTGTCCGGCAGGAGCAAAATCTTTTTGTTCGCTGTTACGTTTCACATCACGCATTACTTTTATAGGGTCAATGGCATTAGTATCAAATTTTTGAGTGACTGTTCCATGAGAACTATCTTTAGAATACCAATGACTTTTTTGAATATTCTTAGAAGGAACACCAAAATCTATTTCTGTGGTAATGCCTAATGGGTTATTGGTGGCATTGATTACTAGCTTCCCTTTATTGGATACAATTTGATGACGTTGGTGGGCAATAGTATTATAATTACCACCAATCAAATCGTCAATACCGTTAAATAATAATTCCATAATGGTATCTTCGATTTCCGGCGTAGTATCTCCAATAGCATTGGCGAGCATCATCTTCTCTCGGAGGATTTTGCGGCTCATTACAACTTCATGCTTAAATGTAGGTAAACCACCCATTTTCAAGCTGAGACCATCAGTTGATTTGGTTGCACCGTCACTGTCAATATCCACATAAGTTGCCATAGTGTATGGGCGGATAGTTGCCTCAATCTGCTCATACGTAGGATTGATTGGAATATTAGGATTCAAAGGGAAACCCATCTGTGAGAACGTTCTGTCTGCATTGTATTTTTCGGCAAACATATCGTTGATGTATTTAGTCAACGCACTACCTTGTTTATCGCTTACGTATCCCATTGAAGCAAGTCCTTTTGCTACAATGTCGTAGAATTGTTTGTCTCTTGTGTACATTATATCCTCCTTTCTTTAGGCTTCTCTTACAAATTCAATCATTGGGAGATTAGACTCCATGGCTGTAGGAATACTTGCTCCTACTACTCTGTCTGCATAAATTCTTCCTGCTCTCACTACGGCACAAGTAGCTAAAGTGCAACCTTCAGGAATGCAAACATCTTCAAAAATCAATCCGTTTACAGTGTTTGTAATATCGGTCCATTTGGAAGCATTGAAAGATTCAGGAGATTCAATTTTTGTTTTGTTCTTATATATTTTACCTCCATTCTCTACGATATCACCTACTTCATAAGTTTTTTGTTCATACGCCGGTCCAGCCAGCACCACTACCGTTTTACCTGCTCCCATAAATTGTACCGGTGTACCTGCACCAATAACTGTACCTGCTGGGTATTTGGCGTGATCTATCATGCCGCCTCCCTGATACAGTTCTCTTACTCTGCTCCACACAGGAAAATGGCCTCCGAACTCTGCACTTCCTTGTGCTATGGTATTAAAAGTACCTTTTTGTAAGTTCATACTTGTTTTGTTTTAATTTGTGTTTGCGTTAATACTCTCTCAGTCTTGCTGCTCGTTTTTTGGTAATTTCCCTTGGCTTTGCATACGGGCTTTGAACGCTTCTCGTTTCACTTTGGCAGCTTCTTTATCTGCTGTTCCTCCATTACCGCCACTGCCTTCCCCTCCGTAAGGAGATGCTCCGTTACCAAAATACGACTTCAGTTTTTCCTCATAAACATTCTTAACAGCATTCATGAATGCAGTATCATCCATGCCTTCTTTCAATTCTGTCATTTGAACAGCGTCATTCCATAAGGCAGTGTTCTGTACTTTCAGTTCCTTTGCTTTCCCTTTAACAGCACTACGTATTTGATCCATGGAACGTTTCTGTTGTTCTCCTTTCAATTGAGCTTTGAGCTCTTCAACGCTTTTTTTCAATTCGTCCAACGCTCCATCTTGTTGTTGCGATGATTGTTGAGTCTGTGGCTTGTAATTTTTAACAAATTCGCTTTGTTCATGCCGCATTTGTCCACCCATGGATTTTAGGATTTTCACATGTGTGTTCACGTAATCATCTGTCACAATTGCATCATCCGTAATACCAGGAAGAATCGCTTCAAGATATGTGTCAAGTGTCCTTACAGATAATCCGGTGTCTCCGTACATCTGCGTGTTAGCATCAGGTTCTCCGATACTTGGCTTAAATTTGGATAAAAGGGTCTCTTTGTCCATAATGTTCGTGTCTTATTTTGTGTTTATGTTGAAAAAAATAGAGCCATATCAAAGTGGGGTTTCCACCTCGATACAGCTCTATCGGCTTTATATCTTAATCTATTATGTCGTTGCGGAAGGTGGAATCGAACCACCGACCTCTTGGTTATGAGCCAAATGAGCTACCAACTGCTCTATTCCGCGATATTATTTTATTCTCCGTTCCCTGTTGCATTGATGTCAATATAGTGTTTGCATCTCCTACATTTTACCCGAAGCATAACAATCCCTTTAAGGTAACGTATTTCGCCTATCTTTTGACCACATACAGGGCAGATTGCCATGATCCCCTTGATCTCTGTCTCATCAAAATTTATTTCTGTATGAATCTTTATCATAGGCTTTCTTTTCTGCAAAGATAAATGTTATAATCTGATTTGCAAATAAAAATAGGATATATTTTCTTTATTTTAATGGAGTATATATGTATATTTGCATAAACAATTGTAAATACAAGCCAAAGAGCTGTGTTACCCATACTGATTGTATGGATGCACAGCTCTTTTCTTTTGAATATGGATATAATAGATTGCAAGTTAAAAACAAAGTACGGTCAGGATGTGCTTGATTCTAATTATATACTTTCCCTTCGTGAAGTGGACAGGAAGAACCCAAACAGGTTGAAGATTATCGCACAAGCAGGGGGACAAGAAAAGCTATTGTCCACTAATGCTGATATATGCATATATGGTGGGCAGCGCGGTGGAGGAAAAGCACTGATATTCGATGAACCGATATGTACTCCATTTGGTTTTAGAAAGATACAAGAAATAAAAGAAGGTGATATTATAACTGGACTTGACGGGGGCATGCAACGGGTTGTATACAACTCCTATCAAGGCTATAAGGAATGCGTAAGGCTGAAATTTGTTGACGGTTCATACACAGACTGCTGCATAGATCATCTTTGGAATATAAAGCAATCAAATTATTGTTCCAAGAAACGTACCATGTATAGATTGGGGCTTAATGACGAATGGAGAGTATGGACTACAAAGATGATTATAGATCATATGGAAAAACAAAAGGGGAAGAAGCAACCAAAACATCTTTCCATTCCATTATGTAGTCCTGTAAGATTTACAAGGAACAAGCCATTTAAGTCCAAATTCAATCCGTATATAATTGGTGCTCTTATTGGGGATAGGTGTATAACGGAGAATATAATAAACGAGAACAGCTGCATTATGCTGTTCAATCCAGATGAGGAAGTTATCAGTGAATTTAAGAATAATGTAGAATATTCTTCTTGTAAATTCAAAGGTGGGTGTTATCACATGCGAATAAACGACAAAGAACTTATTGACGAAATACAGAAGATTGGGATAGTCGGAAGTTCTGTTGAGAAGCATATTCCAAACATGTATTTATATGGTACATTGGAAGAAAGATGGGCACTTATTCAAGGAATGATGGATACGGACGGAACGATTGACAGCAGAGGTCACCTTTCTTATACGACAGTAAGCAAGAACCTTGCAGAAAATGTGAAGTTTATTATAAACAGCTTAGGCGGATTGGCGACAATAAGCAAGGGGAGAGCCGGGTATAGAAATTCACAGGGTGAGTATGTTCGATGTAATGATGCCTACAATATTTATATAAGAATACCTGATGCGGAAAGATTATTCAAAGTACAACGCAAAAAGGATAGATGTAAGCCTTATAACGGTGGCATAAGCATTAATGCGAGAAGAATTGTAGGATACGAGAGAATAGGAATAAAAGAATGTTGTTGCATTGCGGTGACAAATCCCGATAGTTTATTTCTTACAAGGGACTTTATTGTCACCCACAACTCCTATGCACTACTTATGGAAGCGTTGAAGGATGTAAAAAATCCTAATCTTCGGTCTATCGTGATGCGTCATGAATTGAATGACCTTTCAGATATAATCGAAACATCATATCAGATTTATACACCATACGGCAAATACAACAAATCTAAGAATGATATGACTTGGAATTTTGACCGTGGAGGGTTTTTGGAGTTTTCTTATCATGCCGACAGCGTAGAGGACTTTAAGACACGTTTCCAAGGACATCAATACTCGTATATTGGTGTAGACGAAATAACACACATGGACTATCCGAAATTCAAATACATGATAACATGTAACCGTAATGCTTTTGGTTTGATAAATCGTTTTATTGGTACTTGTAATCCTGACCCTGATTCGTGGGTCGCTCGTTTTATCGATTGGTGGATAGGAGAGGATGGTTATCCAATTCCCGAGCGTGATGGCATTATCCGTTATTGCTTTATGGACGGAGAAGATGTTTCATCTATATATTGGGGAGATACACGTGAAGAGGTATATAAGCAATGTAAACACATTATTGAAAAATACTATCGAAAGGAATACGAACAATACGGTTCTCCTGAAGAATTGTTCATCAAGTCTGTAGCGTTTATTGAAGGTAAACTATCAGATAATGTCCAGCTTCTTCGTTCCGATCCGACTTATCTAGCCAATCTTGCAAATCAAAGCGAGGAACAACGTGCAAGGGATTTAGATGGCAACTGGAAATACCGCTCAATAGGTGATGATATGATAAAGCTACAGCACATGGAAAATTTTTATAAGAATGCTTATTGTCCCGGAGATGGTGTACGCCGGGTATCATGTGACGTGGCTTTTGATGGTGGAGATGCTATGGTCATGTGGTTATGGATAGGCAATCATATTCAAGACTTGTATGTATGCCGGTTTAACTCAAAAGGCGCAGTTAACGCTGTAAAGACAAAACTCAATGAATGGCATGTGCGTGAAGAGAACTTTACTTATGACCTTAATGGGTTGGGACAGGCTTTTAAAGGTTTCTTCCCTAAATCTGTGCCTTTTAATAACAGGGAATCTGTAGCGGATGAATACAAGTATATTTATGCTAATATGAAATCACAGGCGGCTTATATGTTCGCACAGGCTGTGATAAACTGCGACATTTCTATTTCAGAAGATTTATTAAAGAGAAAAATAAGCACACGTTCATTCACGGATACTCCTCTTACATTGGTGCTAAATAAAGAAAGGAAGGCTATACGCCAAAATGTGACGGAGGCCGACAAAGGTTTTTCTCTTATAAAGAAAACGGAAATGAAAGCATTGGTCGGTCATTCGCCTGACTTTATCGAGGCTCTTTTGATGAGGTTTGTATTTGATATTAAACAGAAACATCATACGAAGCCTAGAAGATTGCCGAGATATGTCAATCCTTTAAGGAGATTTGTAAAACAATAAACACAAGATAAACATGAGAACAAGAGACATTAAATCAAAGCGACCATTTCGAAGGATACGCCCGGATGGTTACATATCACATGGTAGATTTTCTTCTTTGGAAAATGCGGGAATGCCTTCTGATGTGATTAATTTTGATATCGTAACACAAGCGGACTTTCTTCGTGAATTTTATCCTACGGGACATGCAATCAATGACCCTACTATCTATCCAGATATTTGGAGGGAGGAAGATATTCCTGTATTGGATGAATCTGGGAATGATACAGGGAAAACCACACGTAGGTTATATAAAGAATTAGTTCCTCGTTATGCTTTTGCCTTTCAACAGATAATTACTGTTAAACATCTTGTACATCTGTGTGGGAATGATGTGCAATTTGAGCTTAATTCCACTAAGACAACCGAAAAAGAGAATGAGGATTTTGCCATTTATCGTACAGGATGGCTTAAAAAGGATATGGAGATAGCTTTTTATGAATCAGCCAAATCAGTGAAAGTTACCGGAGACAGTGCCTTTGTCGGTTATCTGAGAGATGGAGAGTATTATTGGAAAACATTGTCTTATCTTAATGGTGATACATTATACCCACACTACGATTCGGTTACAGGGAAAATAAATCTGTTTGCACGTGCTTTCAGAGATTATAATGAAAATGGAGATATATTGACTGAATGGTTGGAAGTATGGGATGATACATATTTATATAGATACAGGCAAGGGAGCGAAGGGAATAAGACGCTTAAAGAAAGATTGTTAGGTATATTTGGTATTAACGGATATATATTGATATCTAAAAAGCCACACGGATTCCCATTTATTCCTGTGGCATATAAACGTGATGATAATGGTGCTTGCTGGTCTATGTCACAAGATACAATAGACGGTTATGAAATGTCATTTTCCCAAATGGCACACAATAATCAGGCTTATGGTGAACCCATTCTTGTATTCCAAGGAGAGGGGGATAACTTGGATGCATTGAAAGATGTGAATGGTACAATTAAATCGCTCTCTATGACAGCTGAAGATAAAGCCTCATACCTGCAAGCACAATCCGCATCAGACAGCTATATGAAACAACTTGATACACAATATAAGATGATATTCTCACAGTCATTCATTGTTGATCCTCCCGAATTGAAATCAGGTGATTTGCCTGCGGCAGCTTTGAAGATTTTATATTCTCCTGCTTATGAGAAGGCTATGAATGATTGTTTGGAATATCAATCTTTTCTTAATGATATGGTGAAAATATTTTCCTATGGTTATGGAGTGGAGATGAAAAAGACTATAGATTTCACTAATCTTAGCATGAAATGGTGGCTGGAACCCTATGTTCATGTAAACTCTTCTACTGTGATTGCCGATCTTGCATCTGCCGTGGTAAATGGTTTCATTTCTCGTCAGACTGCATCGGAGAGAATAGAAACACTTTATGCTACCAATGCGGAGTGGGACAGAATATTACGTGAAAAGAAAGAGGAAGGAGAAAGAGAATTACTGAATCAGATAAAATTGCAAGAGGCAAAGACTAAAAACGCATCAAATAGTAATAGTTCATCATCACAAACAACAAAAAAAGAATAAGCCATGTTGAAATATTCCACAAGATTCAAAGGGGAGAACAAACGCCTTTTTATTACCGCCCAGCACAGAGCCGTTGCCGATCTTATGATTATGGGTTGGACTCCCAATGACGCTTATATTGCAGTAGGTTTGTATAATGCCGCTTTTTCTGATGAATACAACAATACCCAAATCATGCAGATTACAGAGGACAAGCGTTTTTTAGAATATATGCAAAAGAAGGAGCGTGCCATTGCCCGTGGTTATAAAAAATCCGTTCCTGCAAGTATCGGGACAGACGAGGAAGAGAAAGCTAAAACATCGAGTTTTCGTTCCAAAGACGAGGTGATAGATGCTTTAGTTGAAACTGTTGGAGATTTAAGAGGTAAAGAAAAAGCGGATGTACTTATGAAGATTGCAGATTTACAGCAGATGAAGAAAGAGGAAGTTATTGAAGAAGACAACACAGTGCACTTCTATTTACCTATTTCTTGTAAAATATGTGAGCTATATTTAAAAGCTAAAAAGAGGAAACCCAAACAGGAAGAGATTAATGATGATTCAGAGGTAGGATAAAAAGCGGAGTTTTTCTCCGCTTTAATTATATTGCAAGTCATTTCTTGTCTGACTTAAAATCCTCCATTCTATAATATTGCGATGGAAACACGCTTAAGCTGCTCCCCAAGCTCAGATAAGGCGATTGAAAACGTTTTCAATTCATCCGGGGTAAAATCGGCAGGCTTACCGTTTACAATATTGCCATTTATACGTTGATACAACCATTGGCGAGACTTCCCGAAATAATGCTCTGCAATATATGACATAGAAGCGAATCCAAGTATATGGTCTAGTTTTTGTTTACGGTCAACAATCTTTGATATTTTTTTAGCTTCATCTATAGCCTCTTTCGCGCCTTCTTTATACGCCTGTGCGAACTCTTTTCTTTCCGCTGGAGACAATGATGCGAGGAAGGCTTTAAATCGCTTGTCATATTCTGCCTTTTGTTCTTTGGTTTCCAATAAGGCAAAATCGGCTTTCCATTTCTTAAGTTCTAATCTTACGTCCATGGTAATTTTGTTTTTAGTTATCTTGGAAAAGGTAGCTCCACCTATGGGGAGCTACCACTTTCTTTCAGCTTGTTTTTGGCGTCAATTAAGTCATCTAACGCGTCATTGACGCTTCCTTCAAGCTCCTCGTCTGAAATCCAGTCGGTCTCCCGAATGTCATCCCAGTAGAGAGAAAAGAAGCTAAGGTCTTTTTCCGCAGCTTCAATCCGAGCCTTTAGCTCTTCTTCGTCATCATACATTGTGCACTCTGTCTTATGACAGTGCAAATATAATAACCTTTTGGTAATTATACAAGGAAAGGGAAGTTTTTTTAGTTTGTCTTTGCCATATTGTGAGGTTTGTTATGAAACATATAATAGTATAGTGTGTCTTTTCTCTATAAAAAAAGCCCCGAACTTGAGGAACAGGGCTGAAACTTATATGTTATTACAATTTACCAATTATCGTTTTCATTTCCGACAATTCCATTTTTTACAGCTTCTTCAATTTTATCCATTATAACATTAGAGTAAGCATGGGTCATAACAAGTGCTTTTGATGAAGTCTTTTTTGCCTTGTGTTGGTCTTTTTCCACAAAAGGATAACAACTATCAAGAGCCCATTTTTCGCTTCTATTTGTAGGTATAGCTCCTCCTATTGCTCCCATAATACCACCACCTGAAGACTTTATTACATCATAATATTGTACAGTATAAGTAATGCGTATTTTTTTATCTTTTATATCTACTTTTATAATTGGACGAATACTAATACCATAAGCGTTCATTCCTCCCATATGACCGGCAATATCCGATACATATCCTTCGGCTATTATCACACCTGTGTCTTTATCATTTAATTTTATAACGGAATTTGCATCATTGAATGTTGCAGTGAACCAATAATTAAGAATTATATATAGTTGCTCTTTTGTGGCTTCCCCACATTCGACTATTTGTGTATAAGTTAAAGAACTGTTTTTATCAAGGGAAAGTTGAGAACCTAAATTTTCTGCTGCCTCAGTCCATTTATCACCATATTTTTCTTTTGCATATTCTTCTAATTCTTCTGTTCTCATAACTTGGGCATCTACAGATATATACCCACCTAATAAAGCAATAATTACTAATAAAATTTTCCTCATAATTACATAAATTTAAATTTGTTTGCAAAAGTATGTAATTATTGGTTTATTATGTAATTATTTTTATGAAAAATCCTATGTTATATGGTAATTAGACTAAATATAATTGTAAAATATAGAATATATAAATTGTTTTCTCCGCTTTCGCAAGGTTGGCACAAGTAACCTATGCTAATAATATGTTATGCAACATGTTTTTGTCACTTCCCAATTCTTTCTTGCTTGCTTTTATTTTACATGTAATTTATTGTATAGCAATTAACATTCGCTGCTCTTACTTTCTTGCTTTTGTTTATATGTATCTGATTGTCAATGTTTTAACGTTTGCAGGGAAAAGGAAATAGACTTATCTTTGTTTCAGAAAATTCAAACAGGTTCATTCTTCTTGGCAGTCGGGTAGCTTGTGGTTAAAATATTATTGGGCATTTATCTTTGAAGCAGACTGCCAAATTAGGCTTCACTGATAGGTGCCCATCTCTTTTTAATAGTAAGGTTAAGGGACTCTAACTATCAGAATGACATCAATACTTAAAAAACGAATAACTATGGCGAAAGATTTAATTCTTACCAAGGAAAGTAGCGAAAGCGAAATCAAAGCGTATTTTGACGCTGTGTTAAAGTTGTCACAATTAGACAACGAGTTCCCAATCAATTTTAATGAAGTGTGGATGCTTGTGTACCAAGACAAACGGTCAGCTATCTTTGAATTAAAGGATAAATTTATACAAGATGTTGATTTTCAGACGGTACGGAGAAAAGTTGAAGCGTCAAATGTGGCAGGATATGTATGGGCTGATGATTACTACCTTACCATCTCCTGCATGGAGTTCTTTATTGCTCGCAAAGTTCGCCCGGTGTTCGAGGTATACCGCCAAGTATTCCATAAAGTAGCAAAGCATGAACTTTCCCGAAAAGAACTTGCCTTGATGGTGATTCAAGCCGAAGAAGAGAAGGAACGCTTGGTTTTGGAGAATGAGCAAAACAAGCAGATGGTTATCGAGAAGACAATACAGCTTGATGAATCAATGGAGTGGTATTCAATCAAGCGTTGGGCGCAGGAACACAATATGGATTGGCGCAAGATTAATTGGAGAAAACTTAAGGCTTTGTCCTATGAACTTGGATATAAGATTCAGAAGGTGTTCGACGCAAACTATGGGCTAGTGAACATCTACCACAAGAACGTATTCCTTGCGTATATGTCTTAATACAAACAAAATAATTAGTGTATAACTTTCTAATTCTATGTTATACAACATATATGTGTAAAAGTATTATTCTCCAGAATAAAAATCTTCTTTTGTATATTCTAAGCAAGTCTTTGTTGTGTAATCAAAGCACTTATATAAATTATTCTCATGATTTATAATATACATTATGTGATCGTTGTGTTTGTTTTTTACCTTACTACCTATTCTAAAGCACTTTTTTGCTATCCTGCAATTAGGCGGAGGGATAGGCATTGCATATAATGCATCGCAAAGTTTTATTTCTATATCGGACATTTCTAAATTACCATAGTTATTTCTATTAGACATATCATGACCGTCTTCAATTTTATCGTATGTGTTAGACATAATCATATTGCTATTGTTGAAATATTTAACCTCGTATTGCTTATAATATGACTCATCATTAAGAGTAATGACAGAGTCTTTTTTCTTATAATATATGTGTGTTATAATACATATTATAATTGTAAATATAAAAATTGATGGTAGTATGAATAAACAGAAGAGTCTAAATGTTGAATCTAATATGAAAAGCAAGGCTGCTAATGCTGAAAAAGGTCCAAATACTGTAAATAGCGATGTTATTAGCCCAAAAACAGTATGTATGCCAAAAGGCTTAAATGCTCTGTTCCCGGAACCGCGTTGTGGTAATCCTACTCTGTTATTTCCGTTATACCCCATGAGAAATACGTTTTTTATTTATTATTCTCTCTATTACATTCATCTATTATAATAGATATAATGGAAACAATCTCACGTGCTTGTTGAACAAAATGATCTGGATATAAAATATCATTTACGTTATCCAATACTCCAACGCATTCTAATTTGTATAATGGATGCGATATATCTTTGGTATATATAATAATGGAAAGATTAGATAGTTTATCCTTTACACTACTTTCACTAGAAAGACCACCTATTATCGCTCCAACCCCACCAGCTATAGCACCACCAATTAATGCACCACCAATCACTTTCATAGTTGATTTCTCAATTATCTTATTATCATTTACTATGAGTTCGCATTTAGCTATATCGGTAAAAAATATTTTATCTATTTTCCCATATCTATCTCTTAATGCAATAGTCTTTGAATTAGTATCAACAGCAAAGGCAGTTTTACTAATACCAAAGAAATACTGTTTCGTTGGATTAAAATGCACCAATCCCTCAAATGGATTATTCGCAACTTGTTTAAACTCTTTTTCATTATTGGAACTTCCAAAAAGCATGTATAATGCAACTATAACAACAATTATACAAATAATAATAAAAATCATAATATATTATGTCAAGATTAATTTCTTTGCAAAGAAATCTATAATGAAATAACTAGCCAAATATTTCTTTTAGATTTTAATTCTTTAATCCTGCTTTGATTAAATATAATCGTAGAATGTGGATTATATAATTTATTTTTGCTATCTTGCGCAAAAATAGTACGCAACAGTTTGGATGTTCGTAAGGAAGTAGTACATTTGCGATGCCAAACAATAGTAAAGTATTCTTTCTCCGTAGAGCACGGTTATCGCTCACTATATTAGTTGGGCTTTTTTTATGCCCAATAGCTTGTATGAAAATACACGGCTGTCTTTCCTGCGTAATATTTCCTCTTCGGAGAAAATCTTACTATTGTTTGGCGACACGGGAAATGGCAGCCGTTTTTCTGTCTATAATTATAATGCCAAACAATAGTAAGTATGGAAAGTTTAATTCCAAATCAAAAAGGTATGACCTCCCTTGAAATAGCAGAGGTCACGGGTAAACAACATGCCCATGTTATGCGTGATATTCGCAATCTATTATCGCAAGGCGTAGCCGAATCCAATTTTGGATTGGGGTCATATACAGACGCTAACGGTCAAGAAAGACCTCTATTTAATCTAACTCCGAAAGGTTGTCTTATTCTCGCTTCGGGCTATGATGTAGTTCTGCGTGAAAAAATCATAGACCGTCTTGAATATCTCGAAAATGAGAAAAAGGCTATTCGCACTCCGCAAACTTATCTTGAAGCCTTGAAAGCCCTAGTATCATCTGAAGAGGAAAAGCAACGTTTAGAATTGGAAGTGCAGAAGAAAGAACAGGAGAAGCAGTCTATCATAGAGGAAACAAAGCCAGCCGTAGTATTCACGGAATGTGTAACAAGCTCGTCTACCAATATTCTCATAGGAGACCTTGCGAAACTTATCACCCAAAACGGATATAAGATTGGAGAAATAAGGCTTTATGAATGGATGGTAGAGAACAAGTTCCTTATCAGAAAGCAGAGGTATAGCAAGTCGAAAAATAAATACGTAAATGACTATATGCCCACACAGAGGGCGGCAGAAATGGGATTGTTCTTTGTGAAAGAAAAACCGATAGTGTCGGGTGGAAGTCCCATTTTTATAAAACATACCTGTTACGTCACAGGCAAAGGTCAGGTGTATTTTTTGAATAAGTTTAAATCTTTAATGGCTGCATGATTATGGAAATAAAAATGAATAATAGCTTAACATTTGATGAAGTAGCAGATAAGTTGAGATGTTCAGTGGAGGATCTTCAAAAATTGGCTTTAGAAAATGGATTGATTGACGAGAATGGAAATCCTACCGAAATGGCTATAAGAGAGGGACTTCTTTCTCAATATGCGACAATGGAAGATGAATATGGTACAGTAAATATAACAGTGTCACCTTCCGAAGATGCTATGATAGCAGTGTGTATATCAGATCCTGAAGAACATAAGCGTGATAGTGTGGCTTTTATTTCAAGAGAAAAAGCTCATGCGTTAGGAGAATATCTTCTTAATATGTAGTAACAATATTACTTATTAATCAAGTCTTTCCCCACCTTGTTTATGAGGTGGGCGGACCTTTTACACACTAAATTTACTAGAAATGGAAATATCATTATATCATAATCAGAAAATCACGATAAGTGTAGAAGAACTTAATGAAATTAAAGCAAAGAACAGAGTGCTTTCAAGGGATTTGCAGAAATCCATAAACGATTATGTTGACTTATTGGCTGTTTTGAAGAAAGAACGTGAATCCAATAGTGACAAAGCCAAGAAATGGGATGCGTTCAGCAATTCACCTCTTTACGGTGCTATCGGATGCCTGATAAACGATTGTCAAAACGCACAGATGAATTTCTCATATCTTTTGCAATACATACAGGAATGTGTTGCGGATAATGATGAAGTTCCTGTATATATGGAAGAGATTCAAGCTGCCACATACCGGTATTTGGAAATCCTTTCAGGGATAAACAAAGAATACAATACTTTGAAAGATTTATTTTGATTATAAAATCTTGCAAATGATTGCTTTTTCTGTAAAAACGTAGAAAATATAACTATATTTGCATAGTTATTATAAAGCCAAAGAGCTTGTTAAGATTGGGAATCCCTATTCTTGACAGGCTCTTTTTTTATTTCAGCACAAACACAAAGTAATATTATGGCAGACTTGGGCAATTTATTCTTCTCCATGCGCATAAAAGATATGACGGATGAAGATTTTAAGAAACTGGAAAAGAAATTGGAGCAGAGAGGCATGAAGATAAAACTTACCGCATCTAATATTGACCAGTTTATAAAAGATTTGCAGACACAGATTCGTAGTAAAACGCTGAACATTAATGTAAAGCCTATTGGGGTAGGTAGTACAGGAGCTGCAACTACGGCAGCAGACTTAAGGCATCAGCGTATGCTTGAGGTGCAGCAGCGTATGGCGAATGCAGCGGCTTTAGCACAACAAAGGCTTGCCAATGCACAAGCGGCAGGGCAACGTGCAACAGAAAGGCACAATGCGTCTATGCTACGTGGGAACAGTATAATGGGGAATCAATCACGCCTAGCCGGTCAGTTACAGAATCAACTCCTTAATATTTATTCTGTTTATCAGGCAGAACGTTTCGTGCGTTCTTTGATAGAAATTGGTGGTGAATTTCAGAAGCAGCATATTGCACTTAACGCTATGCTTGGAGATGCTGCAAAAGCGGATAAGATATTCGGGCAGATAAAGGGACTGGCCGTTGAATCTCCATTCAATTTCCGTGAATTAATGGGATTCACCAAACAGATTGCGGCATTTGGTATCCCATACGAAGAAATGTATGAAACGACTAAACGTCTCGCTGACATTTCTGCGGGTTTGGGAGTAGATATGGGGCGTATTATTTTGGCTTATGGGCAGGTGAGAAGTGCAGCGTTCTTGCGTGGTCAGGAATTAAGGCAGTTCACAGAGGCAGGTATCCCATTAGTTGATGAGCTTGCTAAGAAGTTCACAGAATTGGAAGGACGTGTAGTAAGTGCAGGAGAGGTTTTTGAAAAGATATCCAAGCGAGAAGTGTCTTTCGGCATGGTAAAGGATATTCTTTGGGAGCTGACCAATGAAGGAGGAAAGTTCTATAATATGCAGGAGGTCCTGACCGAATCTCTTTCAGGTAAATTAGCCAAATTAGTAGACAGCTATGAAATGATGCTGGGCACTATTGCAGAAAGTAATAATGAGATTCTTGGAGGCGGGCTAGATATGCTTACAGCCTTTACAGATAAATGGAGAATGTTTTTGAATATGTTACTTTCTGTTATAGCTGCTTATGGTGCATACAAAGGTGTCATGATAACAGCCAATGCTTTAAGAGCACTAGCTATATCTCGTGAAATAGCCTTAACAGGAGCAGTAAGCGCAAATACTATAGCTACGTATGCCAATAATATGGCTCAGAATAAGGTTAACCAAGGTGCAATAAGGTTATTAACTAATCTTCAAAAATTAAAAATGGCATTTTCCAGCCTTGGGGCTGCTGGATGGACAGGCATTCTTATTGCCGGTGTGGTTGCACTTAGCACATATTTATACAACTCATATAAAGAAGCAAACCGTTTAAAAAATGAATTGCGAGATATAGCAATAAAAGAAAGTGAAGCTGTACGTAGTGAAATAGACAGTTATAAGAGTCTAGTCGAACAGTTAAATAAAACAGTAAAGGGTAGTTCTGAATATAATGATATTATTAATAAAATTCAGTCAAGGTATGGGGAATATATTGGGAATCTGAAAAATGAAGCTGATGCTTATCAATATTTGACAGAGAAAATAAATCAAGTAACAGTAGCATTGAGAAATAAAGCACTAGAAACTGCGCGCCAACAAGGGTTAGCCAAAATATCAGAAAAGTATTCAGAACAAGAGTTGAATACATATAAAGAGAGTATTGCTTTTTTGAAAAAGGGATTTGGCCTGTCTGATGGAGTTGCAAATACATTGGCGGCTGTAATTCAAACGGAAATAAAATCAGGAATAACCGCTGGCTTGGTAGGAGGATATGATAAGGCTATAAAATACATAGAGAACAAGGCTAATGAAATAGGTGTTAGTCTGCATCCTAATGTGTACTCAAAAGATGCTGTTAATAGCTTTCGAGAACTTGTTTCCATTAATGCACAGATGGAATATGAGACAAAGGCGTTTGAGAATACTTTGAAAAGTGTAATGGGAACAACTACTATTTACGGGCTTAAAATAAAGGAGCTTGAGGAAGCATATGAAAAAGAGAAAAAGAGTATACCCGTAGAAGCTATATCGAGACTTAAACAAAGATATTTGCAATTGCTAGAGGCTAAGAAAAAAGTGTATGGGGATGCTGGACAGGAAGAAGAAGTAAAACGAATTGAAGCGGAAATTGCAGAATTAAGTAAAGTAGAAGCGGAATGGAGAACCATAGCTAAAGAAAAATTTTCTGCTTATGTGGGGCTTCAACCTGCTGTTGATGAGAAGTCGATAGATTATCTCAGTAGATTACGGAAAGAATATAAATCACTTGAAGAAATTTCAAAAGAAAGCCTTGAGCCGGGAGATAAAAATGATGCTTTGAAGAGAATGCAAGCTATTAAATCTTTCATGGATGAATACAACAAGTCATTAGATTCATCCAACTCAGATATCAACAGTTATTCAGATAAGATGAACCGAGTTATCGAACTTCGTGAGAAAGGAACCCGTGAACGAATACAAATGGAAACTGATTTGGAAAATCAGGCGGCACAAGCACGTATCAATGCCATGAAAGACGGATTTGAGAAAGAACAAGCACAACGGAATCTCGACAACAAGAAAGAATTGCAGGCTTTGGAAAAGCAGAAGAATGATTATATCAATAAGGTAAAAGAACTTGCGAGAAAAGTATTTGAAGCCGAGGAGGATGCGAAAGCCGAAAAGGATAAAAACTATAAAAAAAAGAGTTTTGACCCTTCCTCTGTGTCTGTTGATACTTCCATATTCGGCATGATAGGGAATTACACCAAGGAAAGGCAGATAAATGAGACTGCACAATTCTATAAGGATATTCTTTCCAAGTACCAGGGTTATATTAGCAAACGTCTTGAAGCCGAACGGAAGTTTAAGGAAGACCGGGAACGGTTGGAGAAAGCGGGAGCCGGCAAAGAGGATTTACAGGAACTAGAATATCAACGCAATAAAGCTCTTGCAGCAATAGACATGGAGTTTGCCGAGCGTGAAACGTCTTTTCAGTCTTGGATAAATACACTTACTGATTTAAGCCTTAATTCGTTGAGACAGAAATTTATAGAACTTTCACAGGAACTTGAGCGGATGGAGTTCTTGAACCCTAATAACCCCAATCTGGCTGTACAGCGGGCGAAAGTAAATGTGTTGAGGGAGAAGCTACCCAAACCCGGTGACAAGGAAGATACATCACCGGACAAACGCAGTGTGAAGGACTGGCAGGAACTTTATAAAGTCCTTTCCAAGGTAGAAAAGGAGTTTGATGAGATAGGAGATGCAGTGGGCGGTGCTGTCGGGGATGTGATTTCAGCCGCCGGAAGTATCACTGCTACCACTCTTTCAATGATAAATTCGATTATCTCATTGGGCACGATATCAGCGGATAATATAAAGGGAGTGTCGGATGCTACTGCTCAAGCAATTGCCACAGTGGAAAAAGCATCTGTAATTCTTGCTATTGCGTCCGCAGCTTTACAGATAGCCACCAAGATAATGAATTTTTTTGGCGGTGACAACTCCACGGAAAAATATGAAGAGGCAGAAAAGACTTATGATGCTTATATTCAGACAATGGATAAAGTCATAGAAAAGCAGTTGGAGCTTGCGGAGGCGTTAAGCGGAGAGAATGCAAATGCAGCGTACGAAAAAGCAATAGATATGATAAAGGCTGAAGCTAAGCTTGCACGGGAATTAGGGCAAATGTACTTAAGTTCCGGTGGCTCTTGGAAATCCCATACAGCTGGATATAATGAGGTAAAAGATATGAGTTGGGAGGGATGGGTACAAGCGGCAAAAGCTTTAGGCATGTCTGTAGACCAGTTCCGCAATCTTATGGGAGGACGTATGTCCGGCTTGTTTGAGCTTACAGAAAAACAGTTGTCTGAATTACAGGAACAGGCACCTTTATTTTGGGCACAACTAGATGAGGATACAAGAAAATATGCCGAACAAATAGCGGACAGCATTGAGGATATTGCAGAAGTTACTGAACAAAAAATGGAAAATGCCACAGGTGTCGCATGGGACTCTTTCTCTGATGATATTCTTGAATCTCTGTATGATGTGGAGAAGGGAGCAGAAGATATTGCGGATGATATGTCAGAATATATGCGCAAAGCACTCATTAAAGCCATGTATGTAGAAAACTATATGCCGGAAATGCGTAAATGGTATGAGAAATGGGCGAATTACATGAGCGATGGTGTTTTGTCTGATTATGAAAGTAAAGAGCTTGACAGTATAAAGAACAATCTTATAGATCAAATGGTAAAGGAGGCGGAGACCATAAATAAACAATGGGGTACAAATTCTAGCGGTGGAAGTGGGTTAAGTGCGGGTATTAAGGGTATAACCGAGGACCAAGCCGACCTCCTTGCATCTTACGCCAATGCCATGAGAAGCGATTTGTCCGCAATCCGTCTGTTGCTGGAACAGCGTTTCGCCAACTATCCGCAGGAACAAAGGGGAAAGATAGAGAATGCTGTTTCCAACTATTACCAGAACGGAGGAACAATCGACTACAATACGGTACTCAATAATATAACTGTCTATCTTGATGAGCACTCCGGGTTGATGGAAAGAAGCAATATACTAGCGGAATCGCAGTTGACTTATTTGAAGAGTATTGCCGACAATACAAAAAGGACAGCAGACAGTAACGACAAAATAAAAGAGGCAGTGGAGGAAACTCGGGACATGATTCATGGGGCTAGAACAGATAAAAGTAGGGGATTGTATGTCAGGTAGTATGAGGGCGTATTTACGCCCTACAATATCATTCGCTGGTTCTATCATCTAATCCATTCGTTGCTTCATATTCTGCTTTCATCTCTGAAATTATATTCTGACTTTCTTCCTCAGTCTCAATTTCATTTGATATGGAACTATGATTTATACGATCTATTAATGACTGAGTGGCAACAATTACATCATGATGAAAATCCGCATCTATGACTGTAGCTACTGCCATTATACTTCCGAATATCACAGCCAATGAGTCTTTGTTCTCTTCTTCTAAAGAATCCAACATACTGTATATAATATGGTCCATCCGATACATTACCCGAAATTCACCACCTATAGTGCGTACCTCCATATAATCCGTGCCATCCATCTCAATTTTTTCTACAATCCAGTTGCGGACTTGTAATTTTTCTCCGTTTTTCATGTCTATAATTTTTTTATGTGATTAATAACTCTATATTTGATTTCCTTTTCTTGTATGTTTGTACATAAAGTGATGCTTAAATATTTGTTTTTTATAAATCCGTTGTCATTAAGCAGTTTTTCAATAAATGTTCTTCTTAAAAAACTATCGCCATGAGGCATAACTATAATACTTCCATTATTCGAGTTAATTTCTAAAAAAATATTCAATTGTTCTTTTTCCGGAAGATTTATTATGTCCATAACACCATATTTTACAGCTAATGAACCTATATTGTAACCATATTTTATACTACAAGGAGGGGAATATCGGCTAAGTAATCCTATATTATGTATTGTTATCATATTTTTATTGTTTTATAAGTCTTCTGCATCATATTCCACGTTTCCGTTGTATTCATTAAAGTCCATCTCCATATCGGCAACAACAGGAACAGGGGACTTTAATTCCGTATCGCTACATCCATATACTCTGTACAACATACCTTTTGAGTCTCTTCTTCTGTTTAACTTGCCAAATCCCAACTTAGTAAGTTGCCTTCCGAAATCTTGAGTACTCACGCTTTCAAATCCGTTAGCATCTGCATAACGTACCATGTCATCGTACATGTCAGATGCCCTTATCCATGTGGAAAGTTCTCCCTTGGCATTTGCCGAAGGTCTTACACCGCGTGCGAAAGCCCATGAGAAAGTTATATTGCTTTCTCCCATAACAAGCAGTTTCTGCTTTTCACTGTTCTCGCTCTTGGGAAAAACAAAATGTCTCTGTTTTAAATATTTACCCCCTCTTATAATCCAATTTAATATTCCCGGGTATTCTTGCCTTAGGTCATCTGCAAGATGCTTGTTCTGCATCTCTTCCGGTATTACATTCTCAAATATTACATACAGAAATCTTCTGAAATACCCATACGAAGAATCTGAAGCTTTTGGAAGGTTATTCATATTAAATATCATCCATGGGACATTACGGACTTCGTAAACATTACCACCGATATTTCTTCCGTATACCATCTCTCCGGAACATAATGTCTTAAAAGCATCCTCATATCCTGATATATCCTTGGCCTGTATTTCAGGGCACATATTTACGAGTTTCCCATCTATGCGAGCCACATTCCTAAGCCTTTCATCCCCTCCCCGGATAAGTGACAGAAGCCCCATAGAAGATACATTCTCTCTACCAAATATGCCGGTTATAGTCTCATATATGACAGACTTACCATTGCTCCCGGTCCCAAACAGCATAAGACAATTCTCAACCTTGTCAATCATCTTTCCCCTGTCATAAGTACAAAGGCCTAAATACATTTGCAATATTAAACGACTGTCTTTTTCAGGGAGGACAGTACGAAGAAAGCTCTGCCACATGGGACATTTTGCCGAAGGATCGTATTTGTACGGGTGTTTATAAAGAACATGAAATTCAGGACTGAAAGGACGAAGTTTTCCATCCGTAAAATCAACAACACCATTTTGGTAAGCTTTGATATGAAACATCGGGCAAAAAGGATTGTTTATCCTTATCGACAAAAGAGCCTCAGACTGGAATTTCTTGCTGGAAAAATGTAATACTTTAGGAGAAACATGAACCTTAATAAGCCATTCCTCCACTGCCTTACATATTATCTCAGGGTTCACAGCTTCATATATCTCGCCTGTAAAAAGATAATAGCAGCCGTGAACGTAACGAAAATCACTTGAAGGCATTACATTAAAAACTAAACTCTTTACACGCATAGAAGCCTCTGCGTAGTCTGAACCGGCAGAACAACCGGCAAATAGGCTATCGTCAGATAACGTGTATAGTTTAGTGACGATTAAATGAAGAATACGGTCATAGTAACTGTTCATATAAACGCGCTGATAAATAATTAGTTATAAAAAAATAAGTGAATAATACGTAGGATAGGGAATAAATATATAAATTCACTATAACTACTTATATACTACACAAAAATATAGAATATATACATAATATACAAAATAAAGCATAACTTATTATCAATAAATAGAATATATAATGTAATATAAACAAATAATTATACAGAGAATGAAGAATGAAACTACATAACTAACCTAATTAATTTATTGTAGATTTATATTTTCCAATGGAAATAATTAAAGACAAAATGGGAAGAAAAATAAAAAAAAATAAATAAAAAATCGAGCTGATATGACTGCGATTATTATTTACAATCGTATCGGGGGGGG